GGTGCATATACTATACCAACAACTGCTTTAACTGGTAATTTGCATACAGATGATTTTGAAAAAGTTCCTGCTACGGCCACGGCGACAGTTACAGCCGGTGAGATTACAGGAATTACAGTAACAAATCCTGGTGAAAATTACACGGGTATAACTCCGACAGTAACAATAAGTGCTCCAGACGGGGTAGCAGCAGATTATCAAGCATCAGCTACAGCAACTCTTGCGGACGGTGCAATATCTAATATTACTATAAATAATGCAGGTAAGTTTTATAACTCAGCAACAACTACTGTTCCTGGTGTAATTTCTCAGCAAGCAACTGCAAATGTTGCAATTAGCAAAAGCGGCGAAGTTTCATCAATAACAATAATAGATGCTGGACTAGGTTATAGAGTTCCTCCAGTAGTTACAATCTCCGAACCTGTTGCGACAGCAGTTTCATATACACAAATCGAATTTGACGACGACTGGGGAATCATTACAATATTTGAGGATGCATAATGAGCGACGAAAAGATTTCTTCTGCACTTGGTATTAGACCAATGTCAGAAATAGATGAAAATGAAAAGATTCTTCCTGCGGAAGCGCAGCCTATTGCGGAAGTTAAACCTCAAGCCCCGTCAACTGAGTTGGCTATCGGTACAGAGATTGATCAAGAAAATCTAGCAGACATTGAAACTGTTCGTGATAATATCAATGATGTTATGTCGACAGGACAAGAAGCTATGAAAGAGATGCTTGAAATTGCTAAGCAATCTGAGCAGCCTCGTGCATTCGAAGTTGTTTCAACTTTAATGAAAACATTGCTTGATGCTAATAAAGATTATGCAGACATTTCTACTAAGCGTAAATTTGCGAAGGAAGAAATCAATGGACCTAAAGAAGCAGCACAAACAAATGTTACAAATAATAACTTAATTGTTTCAACATCAGATTTGCTAAGAATGATTAAAGGCGAACCTGAAGATGGGTGACGGTTACTTAGGCAACTCTAATCTCAAAAAAGTTCAAGAACAAATTGAGTGGACGCCTGAATTATTAAAAGAATATATGAAGTGTGCACAAGATCCGATATATTTTGCTAAAAATTATATTAAGATTGTTCACGTTGACCGAGGACTTGTACCTTTTGAAATGTATCCATACCAGGAAAACATTACTCGAAAGATTACAGATAACCGTCGTGTCGCAGTATTAACTGCACGTCAGTCCGGTAAAACAACTACTGCAATGGCTATTATTTTGCATTATGTTTTATTTAATGAATTTAAAACCGTTGCTATCCTTGCAAACAAAGGTGATGCTGCTCGAGAAGTTATGGCTCGAGTAAAACTTGCTTTTGAATCATTACCGAAATGGCTGCAGCAAGGTGTAGAAGAATGGAATAAAGGTAACATAGCATTAGAAAATGGGTGTCAAGTATTAGCAGGTACCACATCTTCAAGTGCTATTCGTGGTAAATCTGTTAACTTTCTGTACCTCGATGAGGTTGCATTTATTGAAGGCTATGATGATTTCTTCGCCTCAGTTTATCCAACTATTTCATCTGGTGAATCAACAAAACTATTAATGACTTCAACACCAAATGGTTTGAATCATTTTTGGAAAACATGCCGAGGTGCTAAAGAAGGTACGAACGGTTATGAATATGAAGAAGTTATGTGGAATGATGTTCCTGGCCGGGATGAAAAATGGCGCAAAGAAACATTAGAAGCACTTGATCATGATGAACAAAAATTTGCGCAAGAGTATTGCTGCGAATTCCAAGGCAGCTCAGGAACTTTAATCTCTGGTGTAGCCTTGAAAGCGCTTTATGCTGAGCAACCCCTCACTATAATTGAAGGGCTATCACAATATGAACGTGCAAGCCCTGGGCAGCAGTATGTAATTACAGCAGACGTTGCTCGTGGTAAAGGTTTAGATTTCTCAACATTTAACGTTTTTGATATTACAGAAATGCCTTATAAGCAAGTCGCTGTTTATAAGGACAACTTAATTGGACCAGTCGACTTTGCATCTGTACTGTATAGAGCAGGTAAAATATATAATGAAGCTGGCATCTTAATAGAAATAAATGACATCGGTGGACAGGTATCCGATGTTCTTACACTTGATCATGGATATGAAAACTTATTGTACACTCAAAATTCTGGGCGGAGTGGAAAGGTTCTCAGTGCAGGCTTTGGTAAAAACGTAGATAATGGCGTTAGAACTACAAAACTTGTTAAAGCAACAGGTTGTTCTATGCTTAAAATGCTCGTTGAACAAAATCAATTGTTATTACGAGATAGCGATACGATAGAAGAACTAAAGCGATTTTCAAAAAAAGCAAACTCTTTCGAAGCAGAGTCCGGATTCCATGACGATTTAGTTATGAATTTAGTCTTATTTGCATGGATGACGGAACAACAATACTTCAAAGATATGACAGATATAAATACACTAACAAAGCTCAGAGAAAAAACAGACGAGCAAATTGAAGAAGAAATGCTACCATTGGGTTTCTTCGACGTTGGGGACGAGATATACGAAGACGACGGACTTAGGTTATGAGCTCATTTTAGCAAATCAAAACATATTATAAATAGAAACAGACATATATTAAACGCGTTTCTAACATAATTAAAGGAGAAAAACATGGCTTTTTCCGTAAGTCCTTCCGTCATAGTTCGGGAAGTGGATGCGAGTCAAACTGTACCAGGCGTAGCAACAGCGCCGGCAGCTATGGCAGGTATTTTCAAATGGGGGCCAGTTAATGACCCTATTTTGATAACTTCCGAGACTCAACTTGTAGATCGTTTCGGTAAACCAACCGACGACAACTACGAAACATTTTTTACAGCATCAGATTACCTATCCTATGCAAGTGCACTTTATGTTGTACGTGCAGATGATTCGTCTCTTACTGCTACCAGCACAACACTAGATATTACATCAGCATATGATGCTGTTTCAAATACAACTATCGTAACAGATAATAGTGTGTACGGTGCTTTCGACGCAAAATACCCAGGCGCACTAGGTAATAGCATCGAAGTTTCTTGGTCAACATCAAAAGCATTTTCAAATGAAATTGAACCTTTGAATGGTATTGATCCAAATAAAATAAGTAATACATCTATATCTCAAACTATTGATTTTAATTCAAATACAGTAGAATGGGAAACAGCAACTACATTGGATGCAAACAATGCCGTTACTGCTACAAACATTAATCCTATCTATGTGGGTGATGTTATTGTACTCGGTAATAACAGCGTTGGATACCAAGAATTAGTTGTAACTGCGGTTGCAAACAATCCAATTACTGAAGTTGTTGCAAATACTGATGTAACAGTTGCTACTACAACAGAGCTAACATTTACTACAAGGTATACATTAGCTGAAACAAGACTAAACCAACTATCAATAGTTAGAAAATGGTCGCAAAATGCGTTGTTTGGTAAGAAACCAGACTTAAACCACTTGCATATTACAGTTACAGATAAAGACGGTGATATTACAGGTACCCCAAATACCGTACTTGAAGTATTTGATAACGTTTCTACAATTGAAGGTGCAGTTTCACCACAAGGTCAAACTAACTATTACCAAACAATTATTGAAAACCAGTCATCTTGGGTTAAAGTGGCTAACACTGCAGTTATTGATGCTGCAATGGTTACTGACAATTCAAATGCAGCTGACGCTCTAAGAAATAATAACTACGAAAATCTAGGCGATGGTACTGATGCTTCAACTGAAACAACTGCCACACTAGGTTCGCTAGCATTTGCTTGGGACGAGCTTAAGAATTCAAATGAAATTGATATTTCTTTTGTTCTTCAAGGTAAAGGTGATGCAGGCGCAACTAGAGCAAACTATATTGTTGCAAACATTGCAGAATACAGAAAAGATTGTGTAGCTTTCTTATCACCAGATTTAGCTGGAATGGTTACTGCAGTAAAAACTAATGATAAACTAAACAATGCAATTGCATATCGTAACCTAGTTCAGAACTCTTCATATTCGTTTATGGATTCTGGTTATAAATATCGATATGACAAGTTTAACGACAAGTATCGTTGGACACCTCTAAATGGTGATATGGCAGGTCTTGCATCAAGAGTAGATGCATGGGAATCTCCAGCTGGTTATAGAAAAGGTGTTATTAAAAATATCATCAAACTAGCATTTAACCCAAGCAAACCACAAAGAGATGCTCTATACACGGCAGATATTAATCCTGTTATGTCACAAACTGGACGAGGAATTGTTCTATTCGGTGATAAAACTGGTTTGGGCATGCCAAGTGCATTTGATCGTCTTAATGTTCGCAGATTGTTTATTGCGATTGAAAAGTCTATCGCTACTGCTGCGGAAGGATTTTTATTCGAGTTTAATGATGATTTCACACAAACTCAATTTAAGAATATTGTTGATCCATTCCTTCGAGATATTCAAGGCAGACGAGGTATTACTGATTTCAGAGTAGTTTCTGATGCAACAGTAAATACTCCAGAAGTGATTGATCAAAATAAATTCCGCGCAAGCATTTTTGTTAAGCCAGCACGCTCTATCAATGTGATCGAATTAACATTCGTAGCAACTAGAACCGGTGTTGAGTTTGATGAAATTGTTGGCCAGCTAACGTAATAAATAAAAGAAAAAGGAGAAAGACACATGGCATTTAATATCAACCAGTTCAAATCAGAACTCGTCGGTGGCGGTGCACGTCCAACGCTCTTCCAATGTCAGATCACTAATCCTATTAATCCGACAGCAGATATCAAAACACCGTTTATGATTCGATCTGCTGGAATTCCCGAGTCAAGTGTAGGGGCATACATTGTCCCTTACTTTGGCCGTCAGATTAAATATGCTGGTGACAGAACATTTGCAGACTGGAGTGTACAAGTAATAAACGATGAAGATTTTGCAATTCGTAACGCTATGGAAGAGTGGATGAATTTCATTAACTCGCACGATTCAAACTCGCGTGGTTTACCACAACAGTATAAATCTACAGGGCAAGTAACACAATACAGCAAAGATGGTTCACCATTGCGTACATATGTTTTTGAAGGCATGTACCCAGTAAGTGTGGAAGGTATTCAGCTGGATTGGTCTAACTCGGATACAATTGAAGAATTCGGGATTACGTTCCAATACGATCTGTGGAGAGTAGAAGGAAACACTGGCCTACCGACTACATAAATTATATTATTATTAAGTGAGGAATAACGATGAAGCTATTTGGTTTCGAAATAAAAAGAGATTCTGACGAGGAGGCTGGTGGACATACACCGGTCTCTTTTGCTGAACCTCAGAATGATGACGGTGCGATTACTGTCAGCGGTGGAGCTATGGGTGGATTCTATAGCACTATCCTTGATTTAGAAGGCACTGCAAAAACAGAATCTGAACTTGTTACCAAATACCGTGGTCTGGCACATAATCCAGAAATCAATCAAGCTATTGACGAAATTGTTAATGAAGCAATTAACGTTGATACACAAGACAAGGTTGTAGATCTTGTTTTAGATAATACAGATTTACCTGATAAAGTTAAAGACAAACTTGTTGAAGAGTTTGAAAATGTATTATCACTATTAGATTTTTCAAATCAAGCATATGATATTTTTAGTAAATTCTATGTTGATGGTCGAGTAAACTATCACGTTATCATTGATAATGATAATATCTCTGAGGGTATACGTGAATTAAGATATGTTGACCCGAGAAAACTAAAGCTTATCCGTGAAATGGATAAAAAGAATTTAGATAAACATTCTATGGTACCAGTCAAAAGAGTTAAATCCGAATATTATATGTATTCAGAAAACGGATTTGGTTCGCAGGGTGGCAAAGGTAATGGATTACAGACAGGTTCACAAGGTTATAAAGTAGCAAAAGACGCAATTGCTCGTGTTACATCTGGTGTTATGACTGAAAATAATTCGCTTGTATTATCTCACTTAAGTGCTGCAATGAAACCATTGAATCAATTAAGGATGCTAGAAGATGCAACAATTATTTACACTCTTACACGAGCTCCTGAGAGACGAGTGTTCTACATTGACGTTGGCAACTTACCTAAATCAAAAGCTGAGCAGTATCTAAGAGATATGATGGTTCGCCATAAAAATAAGTTGCAATACAATTCAGCAACTGGTGAAATTAATGATCAGCGTAAAATGATGACTATGACCGAAGATCTATGGTTCCCGCGTCGCGGTGGCGAAAGAACAACGGAAGTTGATACTTTACCTGGCGGTAATGCTGCTGGCTTAACTAACGATGAAAACTTACAGTATTTCCAGCGTAAACTATACAAATCGTTAAAGGTTCCGCTATCGCGTTTAGAGCCAGAGACAATGTATAGCTTCGGTAGAGTTTCAGAAATTACTCGTGATGAACTTAAATTTGGTAAGTTTGTTACAAGATTAAGAGTACGTTTTTCAAGTATCTTTACACAACTGTTAGAAAAGCAACTTGTTCTTAAAGGTATTATGACACCAGAAGAATTTGTAGAAATTAAAGATTCACTTCGTTATGATTTTATCCAAGACAATTATTTCCAAGAATTAAAAGAAGCGGAAATTGCAAAAGAAAGACTTTCAACGTTACGAGATGTTGAAGATCATATTGGCACTTACTATTCAAGAGAATGGGTTCGTAAAAATATTCTCCAAATGTCAGAAGATGATATTAGAGATATGGATAAGCAAATAGCTAAAGAAGCTGAAAATGAACCTGATGATGACATTGAAGAGCCAGAAGAAGACGCAAACAACAATCCACAAGATTCAAAAGTAGTCAATGGATAAATATAATCAAATTAAAGAATATTTGGAGAACCAAAATGAAGTCCTTTAAAACACTATTAAGCGAAGTCGCAGAGCCGAAATCGGCTGAAGAGAAACGCTTTAAAGATCAGCATACATATGAAGTAATCAAACACCCGGTTGCTTTAGATAGCCAACACACAGGTGAAATTACTCCTGGCCAAACTACCGATAAAGGTAAGCGTGCAGCAGATCAAAAAGGTGATGCGGCATATGATAAAGCATATTCAAAGCACGGTGATGGTTCAACAAAATTAAAAGAAGACGCATCAGGAATGAATGCTGCTCAAAAAATGAATTTTGATAAGTTATATAAGAAAATGAATAACGGACCAGAACATAAAGCTCTTAAGCAAAAACATGGTAATCAGGTTAAAGCAGACGATGCATTCCATGCAATGGTTAAAGCAAAAGCAATGGGCGAAGATC